GAGATGCCTGGTGGTAGTACGAAAACCGTACTGGTAGATAAAACTAATCCAGAGAGAGTAGTAGATTTTTCACCTATAGCAGCTGCCGAATTGGATGTTAGATTTGCTGGGCCTAAGCAAGCAGATATTGCACAAGAGTTTAAAGAAAAGACTTTGATTGAAAGTGTTGGTCAGCGGATGCAGACTGATAAGCCTGTTACTGCACGAGAAGCTTTACAGGAACTAGTAAATAAAACAGGAGGGAGATTAGGTCAGTACCAACCAGTAGTTGATAAATTATTAGCACTAGGAAAAGGAACTGGTATAGATGCTAAATTAGAAACAAGAGCAGCTGCTAGTGAATTACCGTCAGTAAGGAAAGGTTCCTTTTACGAATCAGGTAAGAGAAGAATTGTATTTGATGGTGAGTCCTCTTCGTTTCAACGAAACCCTGTATATGAATTACTACACGAATCAACGCACGCTGTTACTGTTGAAAATGTAAATAAGTACTTTGATGCTAACGCTTTTAATGCTATCGATATAAACGATATAGGAGCTAGAGCAGCAGCTATTGATGAAGTTTTAAAACAGAGATTACCTAAGCCCATCGCAGAGATGTTCCGTATGTTTAAGAAAGCGGACAGCATGCGGGATGAGATCATAGCTAAAGGTGATTTAAAAACAGTAGCAGGTGAAGCCGACACATATTGGATTAAGAATCCAGCTGAGTTTATGTCGATGGCTTTCTCTGACCCAGTAGTACAAAGAGCACTTAAAGGGATTGAATACGATCCTAATATGTCACTGTGGGAAAAGATTGTTGACACTGTTAAAAGGTTATTAGGTAAAGGTGTAACAAACGATCTAGCTGATAGCATTGTTACTCGTGTAGGTGAGATAGCAGAGATGCGTTTACCTAGAAGAAGAGGTAGAGGTGCTGTTGACTTCGCTCCTAGTTTTGATCCAAAGAAACCCAACGAGTTCCTACAAGCTGTACCAGAGAAGTTCCGTGGATACGCAGAGGCATTGTTAGAAGGTGGTACACCTAGACTCCCTCAGTTTGCATTGGAGACGGGTGACGATGTTATCGTGTTAAAAGAGTTACTAGAAAGCTACTACAAAGAGAACCCTGATAAGATCACAGTAGAAGGTGCAGTAACAGAGATTGGTGAGGAAGTTGAGAAACAGTTGATGTTACAAAAAGGTAAGGACGCTGCAACTAAAGTAGCTGAAGCACGGATTGTACAACAAAGTTTAAGAGATCAAGGGTCTGCTGTTATTCAGAACTTACAAGATTCTATTAAGAAGTATGAGGTAGCAGGTGGTGGGGATAAAGCCATAGCTGAGATAAAGAACAGTTTCCAACAATTACTTAGTATTGGTGATGTATACAGACAACTAGGCAGGGAAGGCGGTATACTGCTTGGATCAAGAAGAGAAAACTTCAGGTCAAGAAAGATAGGGATCAGTGAATCTGATTACGAGATAGACGGTATTCGTAAAGAATTTGTTAATGCTTCCGGTTCTGATCCAGACAAGATGGTAAAGATCATCAGTGAGACTATCGACCCAAATGATCCACAAGCTACTTTTGAGAAGCTGTTTAAAATATCTAAAAAAGCACAAGGTAAGTCTATGCTGGATATGCCTACTGAGTATTGGATGAATGCTATTCTTAGTGGTCCTAAAACTCAAGTGGTCAATGCGATGGGTAATAGTCTTACACAAATATGGTCTTCTATCGAAGCTGTGTTTGGAGGTATTGCTAGTGGTAACATGGATGTTGTTAGAGCGGTCATGGCTGCTTGGTCAGATAAGGAGATGTATAAGGAAGCAGGTAAGTTTGCTAAGAAAGCATTTAAACAATCTGACAATGTACTTGATCCTAACGCTCGTTCATTCAGCGACAGACCAGAGGTAGCAATCACAGGTAAAAGAATATCTGAAGCACTACCCGGTCAAGGTCTATCTACTAAACAAGAAGCTGGGCTGGATTGGTTTGCTAACAATGTTATTAGAATACCTAGTCGTTTGTTGATGACTACTGACGAGTTCTTCAAGCAATTAGCTTATCGTAGAGCTGCCCGTTTGAAAGCTGCTATGTCTGGTATACAACAAGGAATAAATAATCCAAAACAATTAGCTGCACACATTAATAATACATTAGAAGGTGTTATCACTGAAGGTGGTCGTATGGGTTCCAAAGAGGGACTTGCTAGAGAAGCTAATGAGATAGCAGTACAAAAAGGAATCACAGACACTACAGAGAAGAATAACTTCATACTTGATTATGTAGAACAAAACTTTGACGGTGATAAATCTGCACTTATACAGTACGCACAAGACGAAGCTAGGTATCTTACATTCACTAAAGAATTAGAAGAAGGTATAGGTGCTTCATTGCAGAGCTTCACTAACAAGCATCCAGGTTTCCGATTCATCTTACCTTTCGTAAGGACTCCTACTAACATTCTTACTTTTGCTTTGGAGCGTACACCGTTGGTAGCTACTCCTTTGATGAAACAAGAGTTTGCGATACTAAGGAAAGAAATAGCTAGTGAAGACCCAATCGTAAAAGCACAAGCTAGGGGTAAAGTAGTTACAGCAGGTTTGGTAGTTCTTGGATTAGTAGAAGCTATTAGTGATGCTGAGAACTCTATTACTGGTGGTGGTCCGAAGAATGAAAAGGAGAAGAAAGCACTGCAAGAAGCAGGTTGGCAACCATACAGTATAAAGATTGGTGATACTTACTACAGCTATCAAAGACTTGATCCTTTAGCTACTCCGCTTGGTATCGTTGCTGACTTAGTACAAACAGGTAGAGATATATCAGCACTTGAAAGTAAAGATAACGAGAAGTTGTTAGAACACGCTTATCAATCAATGATTATATCTCTTACCAGAAACATTACCAATAAATCGTACTTAACTGGTATACAAAACTTCACCGATGCTTTAAGTGATCCTGAGCGGTTTGCTGCTAAATTCTACCGCAACTTCGCTTCTTCTTTTGTACCTAATATATTGTCTCAAATGGCAGACAGTGATGAACAGGTATTAAGAGAGACTAGAGGTGTTATGGATGCAGTTAAAAGAAAGATTGGATTACGAGGCAGTTTAGATGCTAAAAGGAATATATTAGGTGAGGAGATAATGACAGAGACTTTGTTAGCTTCTCCATTACAAGCTGCTAATCCGATAGCTATATCCACTAAAAAGGATGATCCTATACTACAAGCTATGGCTGAATTAAAACATGGCTTTAGAAATCCTATATCTAATCTAGGTGGTGATATTGACTTGTTGGATTACGAAAACGAATCCGGTCAATCTGCTTACGATAGATGGTTGGAATTAGTATCTCAAGTAAAGGTACGAGGTGATACACTAAGACAACGATTAAATAGATTAATAAAATCTAGAGACTTTAAGAATACCTCCCCACTATCTGAACCTGGTTTAGAAAGTCCTAGAATACAGATGATAACAAGCGTTCTTAGGGAATTTAGAAACGAAGCTCGTAAACAAATGTTAAAAGAGTTCCCTGACTTAGATCGGCAGTATTCTACTTTAGCACTTGCAAGGACAAGACTTAAAACAGGGGTATCACGAGAAGATGTGCTTGAACTCCTAACTCAATAGTTAATAATATATTATCATGGCTGACCCAAAAACATACTTTGATTATGAAGCCGACGCTGACAAGATTAGTAACGGATTTCCTATACCTTTTGATTACTTAGAAGACATACATGTTACGGTAGAGGTAGACGGTGTTGTCAATGAAAACACTGAACTGACTACTACAACTCCTGTAAAGATAAAAGTATTAAGCGGAGTTACAGCTGGTCAGAATGTCCGAGTACGAAGAAAAAGCCAGCCGGACACGAACCTTGTAGACTTCCAGAACGGTTCAGTACTTACTGAGAGTGAACTAGATAGAGCATATCTACACAACCGTTATCTTGCTGAGGAGATAGCTGAACTGAATGATCAATCACTACAAATCGAAGCAGGGGGTACACAGTGGGACGCTAAGAGTTTACGGCTAAAGAATGTAGCTACTCCTACAGATACTACAGACGCAGTAACAAAGATATATCTTGATAATAAAGTAAATCAAGTATCTAGTGGTGCTACACAACCTCCGTTAAAGTGGACATTTACAGGTGATGCTGGTGCTAATACTACATACACAGTA